TTCCCAACTCATTAGCAGCCATATTAGACTGTTGAGCCATATTTTGCAACTGGTTAATTAACTCTTGTTGCTCTTGAGGATCACGGATTAGTTTTTCTGGTAATCCTAATTTATCTGCAATATATCTAGCTACCTCATCTTGTTTAACTATCATATTAAGTATTTGTGGGCCAAATGTTTGTGCCAGTATAGAATTAAAATTATTTACTACTGCAATATCTTGTTGATGTTGAGCTTGAGATAATGGAGATGTAGATATAATTTTTACTTCTCTACCATTTACTTGAGGTATATCTATTCTACCTTGTTTAGATAATATTCTAATTACTCTACGAAGTAATGGTGTTATAAATTCTGCTTGTAATCTACCAAATGATGATCCTATTTGTCTTGATAGATCAGCCATTCTTTCTGCAACTTCTGTAGCAGACATTGGTGTTCCTTCAGGTCTACCAAGTGTTTCCATGTATAATGCTTTCTTAATATTTTGACGCATATCACCTAGTATAAGTTGTGCTACATCAAATCTACCAGCTCCAGCTAAGGGTGTAAGACCTCTACTGTTTGGTGCTACAGGAATTAAACTTCCCGGTACTAAATTTATATTATCAGGATTTACTACTCCATCATCTTCATAAGTATAAATACCACTAATATTCATTTGTGCATTTTGTAATATTAATTCTACTGTAAGGTTAGTAGTTTTAATAGCAGCCATACTATTAAATACTGGGCCACGACCATAAACTTCACCTGATCCTTTGTTCCATCTAAATACAATGTAAGGATTACTACCATTGCCTTTTAATTCTTTTTCAAAAATTATTTCTTCTTCATTCATACAAACAACACAGTATTTATATTTTTCTTCATTTTCATTTTCATATATTCTATAAACACCTTCTACTATGTTTGCTTTTTTACCATCAAACTTTTCTATTGCTTCTAGCATTTTTTCTGACATCTCAGCATTTGGATAAGCAATCATAAGTTGATTATAAGGTATTTGTCTTTTTCTAAATACAGTATCTACTTTATTGTCTGGCCCATTATTTAACATTACTTTTGGTAATGGTATTGCTGTAAACTTAATAGGATTTAAAGCATCTCCTTCTTCTATAAGCATAACTCCTGTACCAATAGCACAATCCATAAATGCTTCATGAACTTCTTGGTTAAAGTTTGATCCAGCTAATATTTCAAATACATATTTTGTTATTTCATCTAATGATTCATTTACAGATGGTTTTTGTTCATCAGGTATTTCTGATCCAGCTTCTAAGTTTGCCCATCTTCCATATGTAGGAACAAGACCAGCTTGTAATCTACTAGCAAATTCTTGTATACCTACTACTGCAGTTTCATCAAATATTTTATCTGTTCTTCTTTGACCAACAGTTTCTTCATAAAAAGATTCTCTTTGTGGCATAGTATATTCATATGCTTCTTCATACTTATCTTTCCAATGATCATGTATTCCTTCTGCATCAGAATACTTTTTCATAAACATTTTAAATTTATTTTCAGGATCAAATCCTATATTGCTTTCTGGTACTGATGTATAAACCATTATAATTCTCCTGATATTGTTTGTTTTACTCCACTAAAAAATGTTCTATTACCTTTTAATGCTTCGTTTCTTCTTGTTAATGCAGCCATTCTTTTAGCATATGCTTCTGCAGTTTCTCCTTCTTCTATAACTGCTTGTTGTTCTGAAGCTGTTTGATCTGCCACTGTTCTATTTTGACTTGAAGTTGTTCTATTAGATGCAGCCATTGAAGTAGAACTAGCCATATTTCTCATAAAAGTATCAACATAGTTACCATAAGTATTTTTTCTAACTTGATTAAAAGCTGTAGCTGCTAATGGCATACCTACTATTGCTCCAGCTCCTAATACTGCCATTTGTATATTTTGTTGTCTTTTAAACATTGGCTCTGATATTCTTGTACCTGTAAGTATTCCTGTAGGATCACCACTACCCATTGCACTACCAGATGATCCATATTTCATTTCCATACTTTCTGAAGTTCCTCTTACTGATCTGCTAATACTTGGATCACCAGCTTTATATAATCTTTCTCCTTCTTCTTTACTTATTCTTACAAACTCTCCACCAACCTGTCTAAAATAATTTCCAGCTTTTGCTTTATCTTGACTAATTAAAAAATCATCAGCAGCTTTACTAGCTTCTCTTCCATAAAAATCTTGATCTTTTCCAGTTAAATTATTAGCTTTACCACCTAATCCTAAACCAAGAGTATCAGATACATATTGTTTACCTTGATTTACTGTTGATTGATTATTGTTATTATTGTTACTACTACTTCCACTACTAGAATTAGACGAAGTTGATCGTTTGCCACCCATTAATTTTCCTCACCTTCATAAAAAAATCCTTTACCACCAGCTCTTGAAAAGAGTGATCTCATTCCAACCATTCCTTTTGCTTTTCTTCTCTTTAATTTTTTGTCTGCTGCTTCTTTTTTTTCTTTTTCTTCTAGTTCTTCTTGCCTTCTTCTTTCAATATCTTCTCTCATTGCTTTTTCAGCAGGAGTTTCTTCATATTTTGGCTTTTTAAATCTACCCATATTAAATGTCTATTTCACAATATCCATCTTTTTTCAACGCACAATATAGCTGATAGGGTGTAAATACCCAAAATCTGCTCATTCCTATTAATCTTTGTACATAACTTACACATGAATGTTCTTTTATCCAACTACCCATTAATACTGGAAACTTAGGTATACTTTTTTTTACAGGAACTTTAAATATATGACCTTTCTTTTGTTTTATCATTCTAAATATAGCATCTACCTTTGTTTCTTCTATAATTTCAATTAATAGCTGACTAAATAAAGTTTCTACTATTATCCATACTTTTTTTTCAGGATCATATCCCATTACACCACAATGTTTAAAACCTTTCTTAAAAAATCTATGTGTATTATGGTAATCTTCGTTTTGATAAAAGAATACTAACCATTCATTCTGTTTCGCCATACATCTCTTTTTTTATTATTACCAAATATATTCCAACCTCTAGTTTTAACTACTGTTGGTTTTTTTGCTTTACCAGATATTAACTGTTTACCTTCTCCAGCTCCTAACATTAGATATTGTAAAGCATCATGAACATGAGAATATCTATTCTTCATTGGCTTTTCATCATATCTATCACCTGATGTTTGTAATTTTCTGTAGAAATAACCACCATTAAAACCTTTTTTTAGATTAATGCATCTATGAT